CTCTCATTGCTGAGCCAGTCGGTCCCCGTGAGGGGGCTGGGGTCAGGTTTTCCCCTGGCCGTGGTAGCCGGCGAGTCTCCGACTTGTTGCCGTGAATCTACGGCGATGAGGTCAACTATACGAATCATCATAATTATAGTCAATGCATTTTCGTATAGATATTTTAAAACGCATAGAAAAGCCCGCTCAGTGGCGGGCTTGGGTGTTACTGGAATTCTTTTGCTTGGGTCTAGGGCGGACTACCTAAAAATGGATGTAGGCATTTTTCCGTCGACGACGGTGCCAACTACCACCCAGGCATCGTCCATTGGAATGGTTGGAAATGAAGGGTTTAGCGGCTTCAAATAGTAAGCCCCAGAGTCCCGAATAAACTGCTTGAACGTAGCTTCGTTCGAGTCAACCAGCTTGGCTACAACAAATTGGCCTGATCTTGGTTCAAATTCAGGTGCAATCAAAATCAAGAAGCCTTCAGGGAATGACGGGCCAACAGGGCTTGTCATAGAGGGGCCCATTACCTTGAGCCAAAATCCGTTATCACCTGCCCAGACATCTGATGTGTGTCTTTCACACGCTGAAACATTACTCAATTCCATTGCTTCAGTTGCAGCCCCAGCCTGTACCCAGCTAATTTCAGGATAGCTAAATGATCTTGATGGCTGCAAAGCCATCTCCACGTTTGCATCAAAGCTCTTGGATTCGTCCGCACCGCCAAACATGAGCCAGTTTGGGGAAACCCGGAGGACACGGGCTATTTTCTCGATTGTCGGACGTCGCGGACTCGCGCTCTCGCCAGAGAGAATCCGGTTAATCGTGGGTTGAGGAACATCGGCACGGCGACCCAGCTCGCTTTCATTCAGCCCGAGCTCAAGCATCTTGGCGCGAAGGCGCTCAGCAATATTCATTAATCACCATACATACACGCATTAATTGAATTGTATTGCGTGGGGCTATCTGTTTTCGTATGATTTGAATTATGCGAATAATCATAGGTGTGGCGCTGTGACTGTGAAAACAATGCTTGCAAGCCTGTTTCAGCTTGGCCTGTCGCAGGCAGAGATTGCCGAGCTTTGCGATTCAACCCAGCCAACCATCAGTCGGGCTGCTAACGGCGCAATGGTTCGCTACGAGTTAGGCAAAGCAATCGAAGAAATTTACCTGAAGAAAACCAAAAACCACGAGGCAAGGCAGCTCTTAGCGCAATGCTGATGGGCTGATTGTCCAGACATTGATGGCGAATACATAGCGCCTCAGATTGGCTGTTAATCCATACAGCAGGAGAAGGACATGACAGAGACGACTTTTTATAGCCCACAACAAAACTTGACCGCAAAAGATCGGGAAATTGTTATCAGCTCGATTGGCGCTCGCGTTAGCGGTTCTCCGGCGGAAGCTGCAGCCCAACTGCTATCGGGAATAGCTGTTCTCGATGGAAGGCACCTGCCGATCCTGGTGTGGCCGACAGGTATGAGCCTGAAAGAGGCTGCAGATTGGCTCGCTGAGCAAGGGGAAGTGTACCGAGTGCGTGCTCAGCGCTTTTCGGAGCGAATGACAGGTGCTAGTTCCAGTGAACTGACAGCTCTTGTAGAGCATTCCGATCCGCCTCAAAAGTTGAGCGGACTGGCTCAGCCTCTTGAGTATCCAACTTCATCTGCGTCAACTCATCACGAAGCAGGAATAGGTAGTCACTCTCCTGAAGATCAGCAACTTCACTCCGAGGCCAGTGATGCTTGTTAATCAAGTAGAGGTTCAGAGCTTGCTCGGATGTGAGATGCCCCCACGGAGCTTTCGGGTCTTTGGCAATTCTTTCTGCAAAGCAGATGAGCTTGTAGACGCCGAGGGCCTGGTGCTCGGCCTGGTATCTGTTGAAGCCAGCCCAGCGAAGGCTCTGATCATTTCTCAAGATGGTCTCATATCGATCAATCAGGTCGTACCACTGAGCACGGTAATTCATCCGGTGGAATTTCATATGTCCAGCCTCCAGGGCCTTTTCGTGTGGAACCAAAAAGCTACCACGGATGCGCCGGACACCCACAACGTCTGAATCACAGGCAAAAAAAAGCCGGTGGCTAGACCGGCTTCTTCACAACTTCTTTCGGGGGCCATTATGTGCACCATTTGTACATCACGCAACACCGCTGACGTGATACCTCGCCTTGCACCATTACTCGCCACGACCACCGCACAGGAGGCCGTGTAATGGCCCGCATCCGCACGATCAAACCCGAGTTTTGGACCAGTGAACAGGTCATGGAGTGCAGCCCTTTGGCGCGTCTGTTGTTTATTGGCGTGTGGAATTTCTGCGACGACGCGGGCAATCATCCAATGTCGGCCAAAACCCTGAAGGCACTGGTTTTCCCTGGAGACGACATCACCTCGGCGAAGGTCGGTGAACTGCTCGCCGAGCTGTCAACGAACGGGCTGATCGATCTCTACGAGGTGTCGGGCAAAGAGTACCTGCACGTTAACGGCTGGAAGCATCAGAAGATCGACCGACCGACGATCAAGCACCCTGCATATCGACTGACTATCGACGCTGATTCGGAGAATGCTCGACGAGCCCTCGCCGAGGAACCGACAGAGCCTAGACGAGCCCTCACCCCCGGAAGGGAAGGGGAAGGGGAAGGGAAGGGAGTAAACCCACCCAACGCGCACGAGTCGTTCGACCCTCGCGAACTGGTCGCCATGACCCTGGACTGGTTGCCAGATCCTGAAACCCTAAAAACCTATTCCGTGCACGTTGGTCTCTCTGCCGCCTTGTTCACTCCTTCGGTGACTGCCCTGTTCACCTGTCACTACGAGCCGAAGGGCGTGTTCAACACCCAGGCCGAGTGGGTGAGCATGCTGGTCAAGTGGGTGCAGCGTGATCAGGTCAAGTCCGCCGGAACCAATGTCAGCCGCTTCCCGGGCAAGCCCCGGGCTGACGAAGCCTTTGACGATGAAAACACCGACTGGCTGCATCAGGAGGCCACCCAATGAATCAAGTTTCAGTGATTGCCACCGGCCTGTGGGCCAAGGTTCAGAGCGGCGAGTTCATCGCTGCTGGTGAAAGCGAGAACACCCAGCCCGCTGCCGAGTTGTCCCGGGCCACGGCCAAGGTTATCAACGGATTATTCCGCGAACTGCGCTCGATCTTTCCGGCGTGGAAGCAGGCGTGGCCTGATATGGCTACCTACAAAGCTGCCAAGCAGCAATGGCTGCGGGGCTTTCTTGAGGCGGGGATTTGCAGCACCGAGCAGCTGCGCTTCGGCCTGATGCAGGCGCGCCAAGCCGCGAAGGACTTTGTGCCGAACGTGGGCGTGTTTATCGGCTGGTGTACGCCGACAGCGGAAATGCTCGGCCTGCCGAGGTTGGCTGCGGCCCATCGCGAGGCTTGTCGTAATGCGCATCCATCGATGGCCGGCCAGGCCAAGTGGACCCATGTCGCGGTTTGGCACACGGCCAAAGAGTGCGGCTTTGAAAACCTCAACCGGCTGTCCCACGACCTGAGCATCAAGCTGTTTGAGCGCAATTACACGATCACGGTGCGCCGCATTCTGGCGGGTTTGCCGTTGCAGAAAATGCCGTTGGCTTTGCCGTCACGCACCATCGAACGCAGCGCGCCTGAAGTGGGTAATAAGGCTCTGGCGGCGCTGCGGGCCATGCGATCGGGAGGTGCTGCACATGCCTAACCCTCACCTGGCCCTGGTTGAGCCGAGCGCCTACCGTTGGGCTGTTCACTGCTGCTCCTACAAGCTCGACTTGAGCCACAAACCCGACCGGGCCGTGGCCCTGTTTGAGCATGAAAGCGCTGCAAAACACTTCGGCGGGTTGATGTGGCCCAGCACCTTTGAAGTGGTGGACCTGCAATCACCTGTGGGAGCGGGGCAATGAACATCAAAATCAAAACTCTGACCGTGAAGCTGTCCGACGCCGAGATTGGCCGCAATGCCAAGCTCGAGCATGTGCGCGACCTGCGCGATGCCGGTCACCCAGCGTTGCACTTTCGCTTCTCCAAGAACCGTACCCGTGGCTCCTGGTACTTGCTCAACAAACGCCGCTGGCACCGCATCGGCGCCTTCCCGGACTTGAGCGCCAAGCAGGTACTGGCCGCGCTGCCAGCCGTGCGCCTGCGTGTGTCGGCTGAAGCGGGCTCGACCATTTCCCAGTGGACCACCACGGGCGAGCTGCTCAACTGGTACGCCGATCGCATGGCCCGTGACCGAAGCCTGTCGGCCAAGCGCAAGAACACCGGGGCCTCGGCCATGAAGTGCCACCTGCTGCCGCGCCTGGGTGACTTGCCGCTGGTGGAGGTCAACAAGGCGACCCTCGATAACCTGTTCATGTGGCCGCTACAGGAATCCCTTTCAATCGATTACGTGCGTCTGGCGTTCCAGTTGCTGGCCCTGGCATTCCGGCAAGCGTTGAAGCTGGGCCTGATCACGTCCAACCCGATGGCTGCCATCAAGTTCAGCGACTTCTCCAAAGCCAAGGTCGGGATCAAGCCGTCTCGACTGCGTGGTGTGCAACTGCAGGATCTACTTGCCGAGCTGGAGCAGGTCATGGACAGCGAACCGGCTGACGCCATGCTGGCCCTGATGATGCTTTGTCACGGCACGCGAATAGGGGAGACCCGACAAGCGCGCTGGCCGCATATCAGCCTGGCCGAACGTGAGTGGTTCATTCCAGCTGAACACACCAAGACCGGCTTGGAGCATCACCTGCCACTGACTGACCAGGTACGCGCTCTGTTGATCCAGTACCGCGAAACCCAAACCGCCCGCGGCTATGACGGCCAGTACCTGTTCCCGGCGCGCAATGGCAAGGCGCTGAGCGAAGGGCAGGCCAGTGCCGTGTTCACCCGGTTGGGCAAGGGCGAGTGGACCAGCCACGACCTGCGCAAGGTGGCCCGTACCGGCTGGGCAGACCTCGGCATCGACCACCTGATCGGCGAGCTGCTAATCAACCACGCGATGGGCCACAACGTGAAGGTGTACATCCAGTCGGACGTGATGAGCCGCAAACGTGACGCACTGGAGAAGTGGCACGCCCATCTAGACGAGAAGGGTTTCAGCCTGATCCACGGGCAGACAGGCGTTAGATTCGGAGAATCCGGTAATACGCTGGAAGCCGCTAACGGCAAGGCGTGCAGCGCTATTCAGAAAACAACCATAGGCGAGGATTAAAAATGGCCATCACAGCTGCAGTGTTGGAGATCGAGTGATGGGTATTTACAAAGATGTGATGGGCACCCTGGTGCGTGTGCTTGCTGCTGACAACATCGACAACTCAACCAAGCAGAGCTGGCAGAAACTGATCGATGCCGAGTTGCGCTCAGGCGGGCAGGGCGCCGGTATCTCGGTGCGGGACAAGTTCGACTACGACTGCTGCCTGTACGCGCTGCTGCACCGAGAGCTGGCCCCAGCCCAGTGGGATGTGCTGGTGGCGAAGTACTCGACGCACAAGGCTAACAAGGTCGGGGCGATTGGGCGGCTGGTTCCACGTATTGCCTCTCCATCTCCACAACTGTTCATCTACAAAGCTGTGACTGCGTGGGCCATTCCCAAGTTACGCGGCATGCAGAATAGGAAGCGGTCCACGGATATGATCGTGCTGCCTGTAGAGTTCTACGACATGAACACTTGGGATCCGGCAGCCTCTCCTGAGCGTACCCGGCATCGATGGCGGTCTGGTATCCATCAGCGGCTTGAGTCTTTGGAAGAGGCGGCGGTGATACACGCCACAGAGCTCTTCGATCGCGAAGAAATCTTTATTGATGCCGCTTGACTGAATGGCCGACTGGCCGTAAATTAGCCACATCATATCGATCTTGCGTGTGGTGATACTTAACAGCAAGCAACGACACAAGCCAAACATTCAAAGCCCTGCCATCATGCAGGGCTTTTTGCTTATTGAAATTTACCTTTCCGTTACACTCTATTAAAGGTGGAGGGCATTTGCTGGACACTTAAGTCAATGGAGATGGTGACGTGAAAAGAAATAAGGATTTGATATTTCAGTTGTTGGATATTTGGATTAATGCCAAAGAGATCGGCTCATTAACCGCTCAAGATCTGTTCACGCGGACCAACCGGAAAGCTCTCGGGCCGTACCGCCTTGATGAAATCCAATATCACCTGCGGCTCATGAACGATATCGGATTGATTGAGTACGCTAATACAGGTGCCGGCGATACTTTAAGGCGTGTTACATGGGCTGGCTATGATTACTACGAAGCAGCAATCTACGTGTAAAGAATCGCGGTATAGATAGTATTTTTGAACAGCCAAAGTAGCCCAGCCCTCGCGCTGGGCTTTTTCGTTTTCGGTCCCGCCACACCCATCGCGTCAAGTTGGGAGTGCTGTCGGGGCCGAACCAACTCAGCTCCCAACTTGGGAGGACACCGGATGCCTCATATGCCTGACAAACCAGACACCTGGGTGATCGTACTCGCGTGGCTGAGTCAGCACTCCCCGACGATCTATGCCGCCTCACTGTCCTTTGTGATGGCGATGCTGCGCATTGTGTATGGCGGCGGCACCCGGCGGCAGGCGCTGCTTGAGGCAACCATCTGCACGCTGCTGACGATCAGTCTGATCGCGGTGCTGGAGTACTTCGGTCTGCCTTCCAGTCTGGCCACACCTGCAGGGATCTGGATCGGTTTCCTGGGTGTGAAGAAGATCGCCAACCTGGCTGACCGCTTCGCTGACTTCAAGCTGCCACGACGCTCTGACTGATCCATCTACCAGGTACTTAATTATGGCGCTACGTCCTCAGAAGCCCTGTAACGCCCAAGGCTGTAACAGGCTCACGCGCAACCCGCGCTACTGCGACGATCACCTGCACCTGCTCAAGAGCTTCACTCGCGAGAAGCCCCGCGAGTCCAGCTCGGCGCGTGGCTACAACTACAAGTGGCAGCAGGCCCGGGCGGGCTACTTGGCCAAGCATCCGCTGTGTTGCCACTGCTCGGCCCGCGACCTGGTTGTTGCTGCCACGGATGTTGACCACATCGTCCCGCACAAGGGTGATATGGCGCTGTTCTGGCGGCGATCCAACTGGCAGGGGCTCTGCGGGCCTTGCCATTCCACCAAGACGGCCACAGAAGACGGTGGATTTGGCAACTCCAGGCGTTCTGATGCAAAAAATGGCTGATTTTTCAATTAAAAATACGCAAATGATAATCATTATCTCTACAGGGGAGGGGGGAGGTCAAAACTTTGGGGCTCTTTTCTCCTAGACCGCGCCCTCAAGAGGTTTTGTTCGCCCGCGAAATTAAAAAATCAGGAGTTGCGCTATGGGGGGCACCGCCACGGTCGCTGGCCGTGGTCGAAAACCCAAGCCCACGGCCCAGAAGAAACTCGCCGGGAACCCCGGTAAGCGGGCTTTAAACACCTGTGAACCGCAGTTCTCGACGGTCACCAATATTGATCCGCCCGAGTGGTTAAGCGCACGCGCCGCCACGATGTGGCGAATGCTGATCCCTGAATTATTGCGCGAGCATGTTGTTGCGCTGACGGATTTGCACAACGTCGAAGCGTTCTGCACTGCTTACGACAAGTGGCGGATGGCTGAAGAAGCCGT